CCCGCATTGTGCCTCGTGTTCTACCACGTTGGCAGATACCGTCACCCCGGACGCCCCCGCCTCTTTTCATGCCTTTAACTTTACCGCCGTAGGCCATAGCACCTTTACCATCAGCAGCATAGAAAGGAACTCTTTCGCCTTCGTCGTTAGTTACCATTTGCAACTTACCACCAGACTTATAGCCCTTATGCTCAGAGTCTTTCATCATGGTGCCGTCAGGCATGCGATGGTAACCGGGCTTTCCACCCTTTTTCATGCGTTTGGTACCGCAATTAGACACTAGATCACCTCCTTCGTTGAATGAACGGCCTCTGTCGGCCTTCATGTACTCACGCCCCACGCTCTGTGGGACACCGGCACGTCTAGCGAACTGGGGGTTATTAGCCACCGCCGCCATGAAATTGTGCTGTGCCTTAGACTTGCTAGGCACTACCACTTAACCTTATCGGCCCAATAAGCTGCGCTCATCTTGCCTTTGGCAATATTCTTGCCGTGGCGGGCCTTAAATGACTTGCGCTTCGCCTTCATCCGTGCGGACTCGCCTTTCTTGGGCTTTCCAGCCGTACCCGAAACGGTTCCGACCTTCTTGCCTTGCTGTCCAAAACGAATGATCTTCTCCTTCCCGCCCTCACAAGCCTTCACAATGTGGGACTTCTTGGGGTGAGAAGGAGTACGACGCGGCTTGTTACAAGCCATTTTCTTCTTGTCTACGGGTTTAGCCACAGAACACCGTCACGTTAGACACTTGGTCTAAAGTCATAACTGCAAAATCGGTAGAGTTGCTGCGCTGAGTAAGAATACCCAACTCAGGAATAGTCACACTATCCGAAAATGAAGTAGATGAAACCGGAGTATCAATCTGTAGAAGCAATGTGCCGGAGCTGCTATTTAAGTTGAACTTAATAGACCCCGCACTACCCGCACCCACGTAATACAAGCTCTTCAGCCTAGTTCGACCAAACGCCAAAGACCCAGTAGTACCGATACTTACATTGCCCGCAGAAGCGCCATCTACCGAAATATTACTCACCGAAGTGTAGAAATTAGTAGAAGATGCCGTACCGGCGTTAGCTCCTGCAACTTCCTCAGTGACGGAGGCACCAGACAAATCACCGACTTTTACGCCCGTAATTGTGAAGGTAATGCCTTCATCGTTACCTACAGAGGTAAACAGAAGTTTGTATCCTGTACCGTATGGGCTAACGTCATTTGTCAGCAGGGTAATATCTCCGGCACCACTAATTGTTGCCGCTGCTCTTAGCAACGTGGCACTAGTAGACGGAGTTATAGCCCAGATATCTGAGGTAGCCATAGGTCACCTCCTACTTAATTCTGCTTATACAGAATAGTAATAGTTGCAGCACCTGCGCTTGCGTCACTGTTTGAGTCTGTATAAGTGGCGTAAACAGTCACGTCAGAAGTGCCTACATCGGCCAATTCTGCTAACTGAGAAGCGTCACTAGAAGCCAACACACGAGCAGCACTAGCTACATCAAGGTTATCGGCGTACAGATTTGCAGTAGAGCCATCGCCCAAATCAACGAGGTCAGTGCCACTACCGTCAAAAGGGGTGGTTACGTCTACATAAATCTCAATAATTTGAGAGTTAGCAGGGATCGTACCAATCGCTACGGCAGTGCCGTCATCGGTATAAGCAATAGTGCCTTTCTGGGAAAGAACGACGTTTCCGACGTTCGCGGATGCGCCTTCACGCACGGTGCCCGCTCGGACGGGGCCTGAGAAGGTAGTAGTAGCCATATGTATCTCCTGTCGTGGCTAATGTCAGATGCCGGATTGCACCTGTCAGGGATAGGTTGATCTTATATAAAAGGAAAGGGGGGCACAAGCCCCCCTCTCTGTTCTAGCTTTAGCTAGCTCCGGGCGAACCGAAGATTCCCAAGGGGTCAGAAACACCGAAGGAGTAACGCTCACGAGCCTTGTAGCGGCTGTTGCCAGTATCAAAGTCAGCATCCATAGATGTCTGCATTGGAGTACGGACAAAGTGCTTGAGGCCGTTTGGAACGTCAGTCATCAAGAACCAAGCATTGGTGTCAGTCAGATAGTGGTTAACGCTGTAACCTTCTGGGATTGAACCATTTGACTTGATTGCGTTGAGGTCGTTGTCGGCAGTTCCAACACGCAGTTCAGTTTCTAGCAAACGAGTTGCAGTAAACATCAGTGCGGGTGGAATGATCAACTTACGAGGCTTCGCAGCGATCAACAGACCACGCTCATCAGTCCAACCAGCGATCTGAATTACAGCAGCTTCCAGAGAAGTCTCATTCAGGTCAGAGCCAGTAGTAGGACGGTTTGAGTTAGTTCCACCAGAAACTAGTGGATGGTCTGTAGCACAAAGGACTCTACCGTCACCGTAGGTTGGGTTGCCAGAACCTGTAAATGCTTGGTTCAGAATGTTGGCAGCCTTAACCTGCTTGGTATAAGCCATAGCGCGGGCAAGTGCCTTGGTATAACGAGAAGACAGGGAATCGTACAGGTTATCTTCAATCGCTTCTTCAGTGATCGAAAAGCCCATAGAAATTGTCTCGTGGTTATAACGAGCAGACCACGCTTCTTG